GTGAACCCGGAAGACAAGGGGGTCAACAAAGTAATGGACGTAATCCATAAGAAGACAGGAACAAACGATAAATCATAAAACCATGAAAGCACTATTGAAACGAATTTGGGAATGGATCAAAGCCCTTTTCCAAAGACCCGATCCGGTACAACCGGAAGGGCCAATCAAAACCGCCTTACTTTTTGGGATCAACGATTACCCGGGAAGCGTCAACGATCTTTCCTTTTGCCTCAACGACATTGAAGACGTGGCAAAGAATCTGAAGCGACGTTGGCCGGAATTCATTGTCAAGGAATACGCCGACGACCGTGTCACCGTTTCGAACTTCCTTCGTCAACTTCGGAAACACATTGAAGCGTTGAGGCCCGACGACGTGTTGTTGGTTTACTATTCCGGACACGGGACACAAGTTTACGACCGCAACGGGGACGAATCCGACGGTTACGACGAAGCGTTGTTCCTACATGACGGGCCATTGGTGGACGACGACATTGGCGACGTGTTGCGGGTCATTCCTGAAGGGGCCAAGGTGGTGTTGATGTTCGATTCGTGTTTCTCCGGAACGGTGACCAAAGCCGTGGGGCAACGAATCCGTTTCCACGAAATGGAAGGATTGCGGCCCCGGTACAAAGTCCGGAAGTCGATTTCGAAGTCTTCCGAAGATTTGGGGTATGTTGTTTTTTCCGGATGTTCGGAGAATGAATATTCCGTCGAAGCGATTATCGGCGGCCGGGGCAATGGGGCGTTCACATATTACACATGGGATGTTGCCTTGTCCATGGGGCCAACAACGTTTCAAGCGTGGTTCGATGCGATTGCATTACCGAACGACCATTTTAAGCAGAACCCCACATTGGAAGGATGGCCCGATCTTATTAACTCAAAGGTGTTTTGACATGGAATGTATTATTTGTGGAAAACAAACGCCGTCAAACCCGGATAAACTTTGTGCCTTGTGTCGCACACTTCCGGAAGACAACGGGGCATCAATAACGCCCAAGGAACGGAAAGAAGCCGTGGACGGGTTCATCAAATTGACCGTGACACATACCGTTAATTTCTTCCGGCTTATGGGATTCGAAAGCCACATCGACGCCACGGTCTTGGATGACGTTAGCGGCCAACGGTTCGAATTCAAATTCAACCGCCTTATTCAGTTGCCGACCGAACCAACGGAATGGTTCCCCCTTGGTGCGGAACTTACTTCATTGGAGAACGGCAAATTGATCGTTGCCCCGGAAGGGACGCCCCGGGAAGAAATTGTCGGCGTCGTCACCCTTGATGGACTGAAAACGAAATGAGAAACATAACGCCGATACGCCTTGAATGGGATGCCCTTGGCGGCTTCGACTTTACCATCTTCCATGTTGAGGCCGGCCGCTTCGAAGGTTCCTTGTTTGCCCTTTGGTCACGATGGAACAAACGGTTGGTGTTGGAAGTGTTCTTCATTCGGATTGAATTAACAAAACCATTCACATGATGGAAATCAAAGAAGCCCCAATAGTTAGAACAGACGAACACGGCTATCCAACCGACGAATTTTTGGAGTGGGTTAAAACTTATGACGTAGTTAACGGAAGTGGATTTAAATATCTTCAAACCATCCTTTCCGAATGGTGGCCGTTTGATGGATCGGGCTATAAGATTCAGCGCAAATATAGAGGCGAACGGAAGGTGTTTGTTTCGACGTGGGGTTGGTCGGGAAATGAATCATTGATAAACGCCATGCACGAAAACGAACACTTGTTTTGGTTCTTACATTATTATGCACACCAAACGGGCGGCCATTACACGTTCCGGTTCACAAATGAAATGCACTAATGAACGAACAGGCCACGAACGTCGAATGGAAGGAAACGGGGGTGTTGGAACAGATTGCCGACGTGGCCGACAAAAGGATCATTTGCCTTTACGGCGGGTCTTCTTCTTCCAAGACAATTTCCGCCTTGCAATACTTAACGACGTGGTGTTTGGAATATCCCGAACCTTTGATTGTGACCATTGTGGGGGAATCCATCCCCGTGTTAAAGAAATCCGTCATTCGGGATTGGCAACGGGTCGTTATGCGTGGCACCTTTGACCGGAAGAAATACAACAAATTGGAATTGACCTATTCTTTTGACAATGGTTCTGTTATTCAATTTGTGCCGGCCGACGACGAAAGCCGGTTCCTTGGCCCCCGGCAAGATTTCACATTGATTGACGAAGCGTATGTCGTGTCAAAATCCATATTCGACCAAGTGGAAATCCGTACCCGTCGCCAAATCCTTTTGACGTGGAACCCCGTTTCACCCTTTTGGGCCACACGGTTGGAAGATGAACGGGACGACGTGGCGGTGATCCATGCCACATACAAGGTGAACCCATACGTTGAACAATCAATCATTGATTCATTGGAACGACGGGCCAACACCGACCCGAACTTTTATCGGGTTTACGTTCTTGGGAAATACGGATCGGTGGAAGGTCTGGTCTTCCGGCCCGGGACGAATTGGGCGAAGTGTGACGCCATGCCGCCATTGGATGAACGGAAACGGACGGTGTATGTTGTTGACTTCGGGTTCACCCACGACCCCACATTCGTCGGGGAATTGTGCTATTCCGACGGCCAATTTTGGGTTGACGAATTGGTTTACAAACCCGGGATGTTCAACACCGACATACACGACATTATAAAGTTGAATGAATTGGGCGGTTCTGTTTTATCCGGAACCGAAACCATGACCCACGAAACATTGAAATCTGTTCGAACCCGAACCGAAGTCGTGGCCGATTCGGCCGAACCAAAGTCGATTGCAGAAATGAAAGGCATGGGGTTGAATTGTATTCCATCGGTCAAGGGGCCGGATTCAATCAAATTTGGAATCAACACCATGAAGGAATTTCGTATCAACGTGACCAAGTCGTCGTTGAACATAATCAAGGAATTCCGGAACTATTCATGGCATAAAGACAAACACGGGGAATTCACCGAAACGCCGGTCGATAATTGGAACCATGCCATTGACGGGATTCGTTACGGCATTACCCACATACGACGAAAACCGAACTATGGGAAATATGCCGTGTCCTAATGTGTTTTTTAGTGATTAATCTATTGACGAACTTTGAATCCATGAATGAACCTTTGATTGTTTCGTTTTGCTTGTTGGCCCTTGTGGTGTTTGATGCCCTTGGGGATGCTTTCCGCTTCCGTGGTTGGAACATTCCACACCATGCCATGGAATCCATCCACGTCGCCGGTTGGGTCGCTATTTGGGCCTTATTCGGCTTCGCCCCTGTTTACGTTTGGTTGTACGTCCTTGGTCGGATCGTATTGTTTGACATTGTCTTCAACTTGGCGGGTGGGTTACCCATTACCCACATCGGGACGAATTCCATTTATGACATCGTTGTGACGAAGTTGGGCGGTTGGGTGAAACAACACCCGGGACACTTTGCGTTCATCTTCCGTTTTATGGCGTTGGTGTCATGGATAGCACTATTCATCAAAATTATATAATTCAAACCCCCACAACATGAGCAAATTGAAAAGAGTAAAAACCAACGGACAACCGGACAACCGGTTCTTGGAACGTGGCGACTTGGAACGTGAATTGGTTGTCAAGGACAAGCAAACGTTGATAACGGATTGTTTGAAAATCTTCGACACGAACACCATTATTTTCGAACAGGTCGAAACCTTCAAAACCCAAGTGTTCGAATTGGAACAACGGATCAAAGAACACCAAGCGGAAGTCGAACGCCTGAAAGCCCGAAGCCTTTGGGCCGTTCTAAACGAACGCATTGCGTGGCGTATCGACAAGATGAAAAAGCGAAGAACCGAAACCAATTACCCGACGCCATGAAGTTGAAAAACGTACCAACCGAACTGAAAGACATAACCTTGGAACAGGCGCAAAAGGTTTTGTTGCTTGACCAAAACCCGGACATGGCCGACTTTCCGAAGATGGTTCATTCGGTCGCCATTATGACGGGCCACACCGCCCAAGAAATTGGGGCCGTCCATTTGGTTGATCTTGAAAACATTTACAACCGTATCTTTTCCATGATCGAAGGGGGTGGGTTGGAAGCACCGTTGAGGCGTCACGTTAATTACTTGGGCCGGGATTATGCTTTCATTGAAGATGTTCGGGACATGGAAACCGGGGCGTTCGTGGACATCGACCAAATGACGACGGGCGACGCATACGCCGAAAACTTACACAAGATCATGGCCATACTTTACCGACCCGTTGACGCCAAGATCGGAAAGAATTACCGGCTTAAATCGTATGTGACGGAGCAACCACGGGAACGGGCCGAACGACAAGCGGTGTTCCTTAAACACATGACATTGGACGTGGTACGGGGGGCGGCCGGTTTTTTTTTGGCCGTCATGCGGAAGTCCTTAAATATTTCGGACAACTCATTCCCCATTCATCGAGTGGGGACGGAAGTAAAACCGATCCTTGGGGGTGGTATCACTTCATTTACGCCGTAAGCGGTCGGCAATTGGTGAACTTTGAAAAGGTATTGAAATTAGGTATTAGCGAAACAATTACATTCTTTGGGTATGAATCGGACTTATCAAGAAGTAGTCGAAAGGATTGAAGAAGTGGCATTGGCCCACACGGGTATTAATTCGGCCGACGCCGGACGGGAACTTGAATTTGATGTAAAGAAAACACACCAATGGCCCCGGTTCTTTGTGCGAACCGAAGCGGCCCCATTTGTCGGCGGCCTTGGAACGGTCGAAGCGTCCTTGGAATTTACCGTCCTTTTGATGGATAAATTAGATATTAAGCGTTCGAACGTCGTGTCGGTTATGAGTTCGTTACACACCATTTTGGCGGCCGTGTTGGCAACCATGAATAAGGAACAGTTGATCCGGTTGACAGACAACCCACGACCAACACCCCTTTACGATTACCAAGACACCCAAACGGCCGGTTGGCAAGTGGCAATCCGTGTTTATATTGAAGGTGGGATCGAATGCTATTCGGTTGACCCGTGGACATAATACAATAATTGGTAAAAATTATATACAATTTTTGAGTGAAATTATATAATGGCAAGACTAAGCAAAGATAAAATCGACGAAGCGGTCAACAAGTGGGGCAAAGATACCGTCCGAAAGGTTCGGGCCGCCCTGACCCGGGAAAAGGGATTGTCCACGAAGAAATTGTGGCGGTCGATCCGTTACCGTTATTTTTCCAAGGCCGGAATAATTGAATTCTCGATGGAACCATACGGGGCATTTCTGGACAAGGGTGTTTCCGGAACCGGGAAATTGCACCACCGGGGCGGCAAGGTGACGCCGGTTCCCTACAACAAAAGCGAAGCACGACCCCAATATCAATTTAAGTCGTCCAAAAAGACCATCGGCGGCAACCTTTCAAAGTGGTTGCAATCGAAGGGGATGCCCAAATCAATGGACTTTGTCGTCCGTCGTTCAGTCCATGCCCGGGGGATTCGTCCCCGGCGTTTCTTTTCCGACGTGTTCGAACAGCAAATGGACGAATTCGACGTGGTGTTGAATGAAGCCGCCACGGTTATGGTGGAAGAAACTTTGGACGAAATATTGGAACCTTTAAAACAACAATAAAATGGCCGTTACCGTAACAAGCAACCCGCCCGTTTCGCCGAATGTAATTTCGGTGTCATATCCGGCAATCATTGAAATGACTTCGACCGTTTACGGAACGGCGAACGTTACACAATTCCGATATTTGGCCGAAGTGACGGCGTCCGGTTCGGCCGTTGGTTCCAAATATACCGTTCCGGTTGCCCCTTCGGCGTCCAATGGTTATTTCGATGTGTCCGAACTGTTTAAATTGGCATTGAAGTTGAGCCATTTGGCTTATGGGAAAACCACGGAAATAACGAAGGAATCTTGGGCGTTGGCCCAAGCCGAAGCCGCCAATATTACATTCACAGTTCAGATCAAAGAACAATATTACCTTTCGGGGGTGTTCACCACAAACGCCGGTTCTTTGCTGACCTTCATCGGGGGCCGGGGTTGGACAGATCGAACGAATGACATTTGGGGGATTGTTAATTGGTGGCAATATAACGGACTTGGAAACTTCATTCCTTATTCGGGCCTTTCAAGAATAATGATTGCCATTCGAACCGACGACCCAAGTTGGACGGCGACCGGAACAAATCCATATATGAATATAAAACGGACATGGAAGAATGTTTCCGGTGGAACAAAACAGGTTGACAATTGGGAATTCGACCGAACGGCCGCCGGATATTTGGATTGCGTTTATTGTCCATTGTATAAATCCGGGCAATCGGATGACGCCGATTATGGAAGCGTTGAAATAGTGTTGTCCACCCGACCGTCGATTGGTGGGGCCGACACCGTCGAAGAAACATTCGAGATTTATAAGAACCT